TAAATTACAAGAGTCCCGAAGCCCTTGAGGAAGCCATCAAGGAGCGGGTCAAGCGCCTACTTAATGCTGACATTATAGATATCACCCCGAGCCAGAGTCTTGAAGAGGAACTTGGGTTCGGGGAGTTTGCTGATACCGAAGAGGGTGCGGACGAGACGGATACTGGGGAGGAACCTAGTGTCCCAGCCTGAGCTCCTGAAGAACATATCCCTCAAGGATATCCCGACGATACTCTCGGCCCTGACCCCGGCGGAGCAGGAGAAGCTCCTAGCAGAACTGGACCACCTCGAAGCCCTGAAGACCCAGCAGCTAGCCCAGAAGCGGTTCATCAAGTTCGTTAACGAGGCATGGCCGTCGTTCATAGCCGGGAGGCACCATGCCCGCATGGCCGATGCCTTTGAACGGGTGGCTAACGGGGAGCTGAAGCGACTCATTATAAATATGCCGCCCCGGCATACTAAGTCCGAGTTTGCCAGTTACCTGCTGCCAGCTTGGTTCCTTGGGAAGAACCCGGGCAAGAAGGTCATCCAGACTAGCCACACTGCCGAACTGGCCGTGGGCTTTGGACGAAAAGTGCGTAACTTGGTGGATACTGACCACTACCATAAGATATTCCCGGAACTAGTCTTGCAGGCAGACTCCAAGGCGGCGGGCCGGTGGAACACCTCCAAGGGGGGTGACTACTTCGCCATTGGTGTGGGGGGTGCGGTGACCGGTAAGGGTGCCGACCTGCTCATAATCGACGACCCGCACTCCGAACAGGAGGCCGCGATAGCCGAAACACAGCCAGATATCTACGATAAGACCTACGAATGGTACACTTCGGGACCCCGGCAGCGTCTCCAGCCGGGTGGGGCCATCGTCATAGTGATGACTCGGTGGTCCAAGAAGGACCTGACGGGCCAAGTGCTCAAGGCAGCTGCCCAAAGAGGCGGTGAGGAGTGGGAAGTCATTGAGTTTCCGGCGCTTTTGCCCTCGGGAAACCCACTTTGGCCTGAATTTTGGTCACTTGAGGAGCTTACGGCCCTAAAAGAGGAGCTTCCGAACTCAAAATGGATGGCTCAGTACCAGCAGAACCCGACATCCGAGACTTCGGCCATCGTGAAGCGGGAATGGTGGCAGATTTGGGAGGATGAGAAGCCTCCGAAGTGCAATTTTACCCTGATGGCGTGGGATACGGCCTTTGAAAAGAGCCAGCGAGCTGACTATTCGGCCTTGACTCTGTGGGGGGTGTTCTACCACCCCGACGTAACCGGGGTAGCGCAGGCAAACATCATCCTGCTGAACGCCTTCCGGGAAAGAATGGAGTTTCCCCGGCTAAAACAGGTCGCCATCCAGCAATATAAGGAATGGAAGCCTGACTCGGTCATTATCGAGAAGAAGGCCAGCGGTGCCCCACTTATATATGAGATGCGGGCCATGGGCATCCCGGTTCAGGAGTTCACCCCGACCAAGGGCAACGACAAGATCAGTCGTCTGAACGCCGTTTCCGACCTGTTTGCCAGTGGCAGGGTCTGGGCCCCCGGTACCCACTGGGCCGAGGAAGTTATTGACGAAGTTGCGTCATTCCCCTCTGGTGAGCATGATGACTATGTTGACTCTGTGTCGCTGGCCCTGATGCGTTTCCGCAAGGGTGGGTATATACAGACAAGCTTGGATGAGCCTGACGAGAAGAAGCAGTTCAGGCGTAAGTTTGAAGGGTATTATTGATGGCTATCGACAAGGCACTAAACCAAGCCCCGTTGGGGTTGGCCGCAATCGACCCGGAGCAGGAAGGACCTGATCTGGAAATTGAGATTGAGGACCCGGAGAGCGTTAATATTAAGACCGGGGACATGGAGATTGAACTCGAACCCGGTGACGAGGGTGACGACGAGTTTAATGCTAACCTTGCCGACGAAATGGACGAAAAAGAACTTACCGAACTAGTAGGTGATCTACTGGGTGAGTTTGACGAAGATATTAGCGCCCGTAAGGACTGGATTCAGACCTACGTGGACGGCCTTGAGTTGCTCGGTTTGAAGGTCGAAGACCGCACCGAGCCGTGGCCGGGAGCGTGTGGTGTCTACCACCCTCTGCTATCCGAAGCACTGGTCAAGTTCCAAGCTGAGACCATGATGAGTACGTTTCCCGCCGCTGGCCCGGTTAAGACCCAGATCATCGGTAAGGAGACCTCGGAGAAGAAGGACGCTGCTATTCGTGTCGCTGCTGACATGAACTACCAGTTGACCGACGTGATGGCCGAGTACCGCCCCGAACATGAGCGGATGCTGTGGGGCTTGGGTCTCTCGGGTAACGCCTTCAAGAAGGTCTACTACGACCCGAACCTCGGACGGCAGGTCTCTATCTTTGTCCCGGCTGAAGATGTCGTCGTGCCCTATGGTGCTAGTAATCTCCAGTCCGCTGAGCGTGTTACACACGTCATGCGCAAGACACCCAATGAACTCAAGAAGCTACAGGCTGCTGGGTTCTATCGGGACGAGGACCTTGGTGATCCGACCAACACGTTTGACGAGGTCGAGAAGAAGATTGCTGAGAAGATGGGCTTCCGGGCTTCGTCTGATGATCGCTTCAAGATTCTTGAGATGCACGTTGATATCGACCTGCCCGGTTATCCGGATTTGGACGACGAAGGCGAAGAGACGGGCATTGCCCTGCCCTATGTTATCACTATCGAGAAGGGCACAGAGACCGTTCTAGCTATTAGAAGGAACTGGCACCCCGATGATGAAACGAAGCAGAAGCGTAATCATTTCGTTCACTACTCCTATATTCCGGGGTTTGGTTTTTACGCTTTTGGTCTTATTCATCTTATTGGTGCATTTGCTAAGTCTGGTACTAGCATTATCCGTCAGCTTGTTGACGCTGGTACTCTTTCTAACCTCCCCGGTGGTTTCAAGACTAAAGGTCTGCGCGTTAAAGGTGACGACACTCCTATCGCGCCTGCGGAGTTCCGCGACGTAGACGTAGCCTCAGGTACTATTAAAGATAACATTATGACGCTCCCGTATAAGGAGCCGTCGCAGGTACTCTATACCCTGCTGGGTACCATCGTTGATGAAGGCCGTAGATTCGCTGGCGCTGCTGATTTGCAGGTTAGCGACATGTCCGCCAACAGCCCGGTGGGTACGACCCTCGCTATCCTTGAGCGGACTCTCAAGGTGATGTCGGCTGTGCAGGCCCGCATCCACTACGCCATGAAGCAGGAGTTCATCCTGCTGCGTGATATCATCCGGGACTACACCCCGGAAAAGTACGACTACGAACCTGAAGACGGTACGCCCCGGGCTAAGAAGGGTGACTACGATCTCGTCACCGTGGTCCCAGTGTCGGACCCCAATGCGTCCACTATGGCGCAGAAGGTTGTCCAGTATCAGGCAGTGATGCAGTTAGCGCAGGGTGCGCCGCAGCTGTACGACATGCCATACCTGCACCGTCAGATGCTCGAAGTCTTGGGTATTCCGAACGCCGAGAAGCTCGTCAAGCTGGATGACGAAGAGAAACCGCGTGACCCGGTCAGTGAGAATATGTCGCTCCTCAACGGCAAGCCGGTCAAGGCGTTCATTTATCAGGACCACGAAGCACATATCACTGTGCACACGTCGGCTATGCAGGACCCCAAGATTGCCAAGCTCATGGGCCAGAACCCGCAGGCGCAGGCTATTATGGCAGCAGGCGCTGCGCATATTCAGGAACATCTGGCGTTTGCGTACCGTAAGCAGCTTGAAGAACAGGCTGGCGTTCCGTACCCGGCACCTGACGCTGAGATGAGCGAAGAGACAGAAACTCAGATATCTCGCCTTGCCGCTGCCGCAGCCCAGCAGCTGCTCCAGAAGAACCAAGCCGAAGCTGCACAACAGCAGGCTCAGCAGGCGCAGCAGGACCCCATCGTCCAGATGCAGCAGAAGGAAATTGAGATCAAGCAGCAGGAAGTCCAGATCAAGCAGCAGGAGTCTCAGGCTAGACAGCAGGAAGCTCAGGCTAGGCATGAACTTGCCCAGCAGGAAATGCAGATCAAGCAGCAGGAAGCTCAGGATCGACATAATCTTGCTCAACAGGATAGCCAGCTCAAACAGCAGAAGGCTATGGACGACGCTGCTACTAAGGCGGGCCAGCTAGACATTGACCGTCAACGCATCGCTACTCAGGAGCGCATTGCTAACCTACAGCTTGACGCAAAAACCCTTGCGGCCAAGGAGGCCATAGACGCCCAGCACCACTTAGAAGGTGCACGTCTTGGCGTTGATATTGCTAAGAACCGTGCCGAACTGGCACGCAAACAAGCCGAAGTACAGACAAAAGGTACACAGAAGGAGCCTAAATGAGCGACGACGTTCTTAAATATCTCTCGGACAAACTCCGGGAAGAACAGCGAATAATGTCCGAAGACATGGCTATGGGTAAGGCCAAAGACTTTGGAGATTATAAGTACGCCTGCGGGATCATCCGGGGGCTACTTATTGCTAATAATGCCATTATTGAAACCGCAGAAAGGATGAATAAAGCAGATGACTGAACTTCTCGTCGGCTCAAACCCCGATAATCTAGAAGACACTACCGTACTGCCCGAAACGCCTGAACAGAAAGCCAAGCAGCTACCGGACCCGTCTGGGTACCGTATTCTGTGCGCTATCCCCGAAGTGGATAAGAAGTTCGATAGCGGCATCCTTAAGGCCGATATCACCGTCCACCATGAAGAGCTCCTCACCACAGTCCTGTTTGTCCTGAAGATGGGACCCGACTGCTATAAGGATGAGAAGCGCTTCCCCAGCGGCCCTTGGTGCAAGGAGGGCGACTTTGTCCTTGTGCGCCCCCATTCCGGTACCCGACTGAAGATTCACGGGCGTGAGTTCAGGATCATTAACGACGATTCCGTGGAGGGTATCGTCGAAGACCCTCGCGGTATCTCCAGAGCCTAGGAGGCACAAGTGGTTGATAATACTAAAGAAAAAGACCCGAAGGACGACTTCGAGTTCGAGGTAGAGAAGCCCGAAATCGAGATTGAGGACGATACTCCGCAGGAAGACCGGGGTAAGACCCCGATGCCCAAGGCTCTGGTTGATGAGCTAGAGGCTGACGAGTTGGAGGAGTACTCCGACAAGGTCAAAACCCGTCTGAAGCAGATGAAGAAGGTCTGGCACGACGAGCGCCGTGAGAAGGAGATCGCCCTACGGGAACATCAGGAGGCTATTAGCCTCGCCACTAGGGTTTTGGACGAGAACAGACGCCTGAAAAGCACCCTGTCTCAGGGGGAACAGACGCTTGTTAGTACCTATAAGAGCGCTGCCGAGCTGGAGATGGCCGCAGCCAAGAAGTCTTATAAGGAAGCCTATGAGTCCGGGGACTCGGACAAGGTTGTCG